TTAATCGGACACCCTCTCACAAATCGACCTACGATGGATACATATATTGTAACATTTTGTAATGCTATAGAAAGTTTTACAGATGAGGAAATTAAAACATACGTCAATGTAGAAAAACAGTCAGCCGCCAGATATATACATAGGCGCTTAAAAGAAGTTCGTGCAAAATCCGGATTGCTGATTTGGAGGCGTTAAGGGTATGGCGTAAAAACATCTTTGAGACTCAAAATTTGCATCACATCTTTATAAAGCATATACTTGCGCAAGTTATAGTTAATAAAATTTTTCAAATCATAATATCTGACCGACAATGAAATATGCGGAAATCGCACAAAAACAGAATGAAGCATTCCTATTAGTTCCCCCTTTTCATTTAATATCATAGAACCAGAACTTCCCGGTGCTGCTGACAGCGTATACACTGCCACATCGTCGTCTTCTCCATTATACCTTCCTTCAAGTAATGGCGTAATACCCGGTTTCCAAATTCCATATGGCGCTGCCATGTTGAATACTTTATCACCGGGTCTTGGCGCGGTATCTGATATGGTTACAGCCTCTACATTTTCTGTTAAATTTTGTACATATAGCATGCATGCGTCAATTTTATTATCATAAGCCAAGATCATTGCTCTATATTTTTTTCCAACAGAATTATAAACAAAATATTTAGATGAAATTTTCTTCGGACCCAATACAAGCATGCTATCGGCGCTATCATCACAAACGTGCGCTGCGGTCATTACATACGCTCCATCATGAATGACTTCCACTATATAACCGGAAGCAGATGATTTTAAATTAATTGGTTTTTCGCAACTGTTCTCGCCGCACTTCTTAATGGTTAATGTTTTAGTGAGATATAAAAAAGATTTATATTTTAGAATACCATCAACTGTATATTTTAAGGGACTACCACACCCTGGAACATAAATTATCAGCGAAATAAGGAAAAGAAAGAAGATTATTTTTTTAAACATTCATGAGGGCCTCCTAATAATAACTAGAAAATCAAAAAACAACCGTTCTTTTTGATTGAATTTTTATCAATTGAACTCAATAATACTAGTTATTATAGAAATAACATAGCTTATGACTAAAAAGATATATGTTTTAGATACCAGCGTTTATTTGACAGACGCAAATTCAATTTTTTCTTATGGCAAAAATGATATTGTAGTTCCTTTCAAAGTATTGGAAGAAGTAGATAAACATAAAAAAAGACAAGACAGTGTAGGATCGAATGCACGCCGAATAATTCGTATTTTAGATTCGTTGCGAGAAAAAGGCAGCCTATGCAAGGGAATAAGAATCGATAAGGGCAAAGGTTTAATTTTTGTAAAAAACTGCAATCCTTCATCAAAAGATTTAGACATATCCATTGCCGATAATGAAATCATTACAGTCGCATTAGAAGAAAAAAGAAACAATATAAAAAGAAAAGTAATTGTTGTATCTCGCGACATTAATATGCGAGTTAAATGTGATTCTTTGGGTTTATCATGCGAAGACTATATTGTAGCACAAGTAGTCGAAGATACTGAACAACTGTATAAAGGCTTTAGAACACATTTAATAGATGATCAAATAATAGATCAATTCTATAATGGAGATCCGGTTCTTCTAAAAAAAGAGGAAATTAAACTATATCCAAATGAATATTTGATGCTTGTATCCAGTGCCAATGAAAAGAAAACTGCACTAGCAAGATTTTATAATTATTCTAAAATACTGAAAAGGATTAATGGCGATGGCGAATTCAAAAAAGGAGTGTGGGGGGTTAAGCCAAGAAACAAAGAACAGAGTTTCGCATTGGATCTTCTAATGGACCAGGAAATTCCCGTTGTAACTTTGGTCGGGAAAGCAGGAAGTGGCAAAACATTAATGGCAATCGCCGCCGGGCTCGAACAGACGATAGGGGGCACGGAAAAATCTAAATATAAAAGATTAGTTGTATCCAGGCCAATTCAGCCAATGGGAAAAGACATTGGGTTTTTACCAGGAACTTTAGAAGAAAAAATGACCCCGTGGTTAGCCCCCGTGCAGGATAATTTGCAATATTTAATGGGAAATGACAAGGAAACCCTTAAAATATATACTGATAATGGTACAATAGAAATTGAAGCATTAACGTACATAAGAGGCAGATCAATCGCGAATGCTTATATTATTATCGACGAAGCGCAAAAGTTGACTGCTCACGAACTCAAAACAATTATTACTAGAGTTGGTGAAAATACTAAAATTATCTTAACTGGCGATATCGAACAGATTGATAATATATATGTTGATGGAACATCAAATGGGCTAACACACGCCATAGAAAAATTTAAAAATTATAGTTTAGCAGGTCATATAACACTGAGGAAAGGTGAGCGCTCATCAGTCGCGACGCTGGCCGCAAAAATACTTTAAAGACTTGACAAACAATGTATTATTATGTATAATATAGAGGAGAAAAAAATGTACACTAATGATGAAAATCCGGATTTGCTTAAATCAGTAGAAAAAACAAATGAGTTGAAAGAATGGCTTGTTGATTATGTCGGCAAAAAACAAAATCCAGAAGACGGCGAAGTAAATATTGAAATGATTATTAAAACATTAGCAGAAGATTTCCCAGAGTTTTTGCTTCCTGTTGCTGAAGAAAATTTTATTCGTGGATACCGACAAGCAATGACAGACGTAGATGAGGGAGAAAAATTAATGAAGAAGGATGGTATAATTTAGTGAATAATTATATTACTAAAAGTGCAGAAAATGCTAAAAATAACAGTAGGGAAAAATATATTTATGGAAACAAGTTAGTATACTTGAAAGATCAGTTACCATATGGGTTTAATATAAATTATGTATTAGAAACGATAGAGAACTTAATACCAGAAAAATTTGCTGAAAACATTGATACAATTTATGTCGGCAAATTTAAAGATTTTGAACAGCCCGGTTTGCCATTCAACGCTAAATATAAAGATAATGCACTATATGTTACAAACGAACAAGACGGCGAAAACGATATGATCGACGACATAGTTCATGAAATGGCACATGCCGTTGAAGAACGTTACGAAGACATGTTATATTCAGACATGACAATTGAAAATGAATTTAAAGCAAAAAGAGAAACTTTGTATCAGGTGCTAGAACAAGAAGGCTATGAGCCTTCAAAGAAAAAATTTGAAGATGTTGAATATGATAAATATTTTGATTATTATCTTTATGATGTAGTTGGCTATTCAATATTAACATTTTTAACTGTGGGATTGTTCTACTCGCCATATGCTATAACTTCACTTCGCGAATATTTTGCCAATGGATTTGAAAATTATTTTTTGCGAGATAAAAATTATTTAAAAAAAATAAGCCCAATATTATATAATAAAATTATTGATTTGTTAGAAGATCACAATGAGGAGTAAATTAAATGGAAATTAGTTTTATTGACGATAAAACAGTTAGTATAAAAGCTTCGCTTCCGTGGAGCCCGCTACGTCCCCCGCTAGGTTCGAAAAAAATTCTTCGCAAAGGCTACTTTGTGGAAGAATTTCAAAAGCAGCACCCTTCCTATAAGGTTAAGTCTGCGTCTGGTCCAGAATCCATATGCAATTTTCGATCAGAAGAGGACTCTATAGGCGCGTGGGTGCTTGATGTTTCTAATACTAAGAAAAAATCAACATCAATAGCGCGAACTTCTACCAAAAAAACACATGCCAAAGAAAAAACTACAAAAACAGGTGCTTGATGTCACACATATCCTTTTCTGAATTAAAATTATGGAATGAGTGCTCTTGGAAGCATAAATTAGTTTATCTTGATGGCCTTAAAAGTTTCGAGGGAAATGAACATACTGCATTCGGCACAGCAATTCATTCTACTTGTGAACAGTTAGTCGAAAATAATATTAAAAATGCACCAGAATATTTTCAACGAGAATTTCTAAAAGAATTAAAAAAATTGCCATCTCATTACGAGTTAAATAAAAAATTAGTAACTGACATGAGGACCCAAGGCAACATGTTAAGTGGCTTGATTTTACCAGAGTTAAAAAATCACTTTGATAAATATAGCCTTGTTTCTGTTGAAGAGAAATTATTTGAGCCTATTGAAGACTTTAAAGGGTATAATTTTAAAGGATTTATTGATTTAGTAATTAAAACACCAGACGGCAATTATCATGTTATAGACTGGAAAACTTGCTCGTGGGGCTGGGATATGAGAAGAAAAAATGAGCGTATGGTAACTTATCAGCTTGTTCTGTATAAATACTT